AGCATTTTATACTTGCTGAAAAGGAGATGAATATGAATTATAAGTTCCCAAAAGAATGGGATAAGTTTTTCGTTGGTTTTGATCCAATGATGAATCGTATTGCCGAAAATGCAGAGAAAGCACTAAAGCTTACTACAAATTATCCACCATACAACATCAAGCAGATTGATGATAATCGATATGTAATTGAAATGGCTGTTGCTGGATTCTCTAAGTCAGATCTTGAACTTGAGTTTGTTGACAGTAAACTGATTGTCAAAGGTAATGTTCAGGCTGGTGATGAGATGGAAGCAAGTGAAAAGTTTCCATTCCCTCTATACATTCATAATGGTCTAGCTTCAAGACCATTTACTCGTGAATTTACCCTTGCAGATAATGTCGAGGTTAAAGGTAGTGAGCTATTTAATGGTATTCTTAAGATCTGGCTAGAAGCAGTACCAACAGAATCACGCAAAGTTAAAATCGACATTAACGGATAAGAGAAGAAAAATGAACAGATATGTTTCACCAATAGACTTTAATTCAAATACGATCTATGTAACACGTATTTCGATGGCAGCAATTTTAGCACTTATTTTAACCACCTTTGGTATGATACTAGGAAGTTAATATGCTACCATATACAGATGAAGAATGGGCTTGGCTGTCCAACTAAACAAAAGGGGAGACGAAAATCTCCCCTTTATAGTTTTATCTGTTCTTTCGGTCTCTATACCATGCTGCCTCATATAGAGGTCTTTGTGTTTGAAGTCTAACAAGCCATGTTATTCCATCTGGATTATTCTTTCGTTCAATCCAGCAATCCAACATATCCGTAGTTTTCAATTTAGGTTGTTTTGACTTCCAATCTTCAATTGCTTTATTCAATGTTTCATTCAGATCATCAATTGGTGAAACATACACTTCAGTTTGTTTTGGTAATTCAACAGGTTGTTTAATAAACCGTTTCAATAAGTAACTTAGCATAACAAATCCTAATTATATCTTGAGCCGTTAGTACTATTATATACCAACTAGAACTAATGTCAACAACTAAGTTACATTTTTAATGCTAGTTGTGTGATTTCATTTGTTCTACGAACCCAGCCATTACCAAAATGACTGAATGTCGAGAGGCTTTTATAATAAGCAATACGAAGTTCTTGAAACTTAGTAATTGCAGTCTGGATGCCTTGTGAAGTGATATAAGCTTGGACTGCTGCTAGTGTTGCAGGACCCAAATGTCCGTCAGCAGTTACACTTACGAGATTCTGTAAAGTTTTAATAGAATGTATACCAGCATTCACATCAAAATCAAACACACAAAGATCTAGACCTTTTGGTAACTGATCACCACATACTAGATCCCAGTAATTTGCTTTATAAAGTGGTGCTACAATTGCTGGTGTGAGTGCAAGCATTTCCTGTTTTGAAGCAGAATGCTTGACCCACTGACTGTATGTTTTCTGAGTAACGCCCAGGTTAGTCATACCACCTGGATCTTTAGGATCATCTACGAAACCGCCTTCATAATGAAGTGTGATTTTCAGACAAGCATCGAAATTATTCGCTGACATTTTTCTTCTTTCTTGGACGCTTTACTTTTGCTACAACTTCAGTTACTTCTGTAACAACTTCTTGTTTAACTTCATCAAGTTTAGCTTCACTTTCAACAATAATCGCATCCAGTTGTTCAACAAGTGTTGGCTTCTTTTTAAAGAAAAACTCTTTGAATTTAGTCCACAGTGTATTCATGTTAAGTTCCTTATTTAGTTGACATTTTTATTGGTATGGTATATTTATATAGTAATAGGTAATAGGAGGTCTTTTTGAAATTTTACACTTCAGTAATCCAAAATAAAAATAAAATGCTAGTACGTGGTATTGAAAACGGTAAACCTATTAAGCGCATTTATGATTATGCTCCATATCTGTTTATTCCTACTACTACTAAGCAAACAAAGTTTCGTACTCCTACAGGTCAACCAGTAGGGAAGATGGATTTCGATTCGATCTGGGATGCCAGGGAATTTATCAAGCAATACGATGATGTTGAGGGTATGCCAATCTATGGTATGACCAACTTCATGTATCCATTTATCTATGATCATTTTCGTGGTGAGGTCAAGTATGATCCATCACTAATTTCAGTCTGTTCTCTTGACATTGAAACTAAGGTCGGTCAAGAAGATATAGCAACATCAATTCAGACTACTCCAAATGAAGTGACAGCTATCACTATCAGTCGAAATGGAGTGAAAACTGTACTTGGTTGCGGTGAGTTTAAGACTACTGATTCAAAGGTTAAGTATATCAAGTGCCGTGATGAACGACACCTACTTGAAACATTCCTCAATGTCTGGAATTCCAGTGATTATTCTCCAGATGTTCTCACAGGATGGAACGTAGAGTTCTTCGACGTGCCATATCTAGTCGGTCGAATTCTTAAGATTCTCGGCGAGGATGCCATGAAGCGTCTAAGTCCTTGGGGTCTTATTCGTCCTTATGAAGTAGAAATCAAAGGTAAGAAAGTCACTTCATACGAGCTGAAGGGTGTTTCAGTTCTAGATTATATGGCTCTGTATAAGAAGTTCACTTATACTAATCAGGAATCATATCGTCTTGATCATATCGCATTTGTAGAGTTGGGTGAGAATAAAGTCAACTATAAAGATGAAGGTTACACTAGCCTTAATGATCTTTATGAACGAAACTTTCAATTGTTCATTGAATATAACATCCATGACGTTCATCTAGTCGATCTACTTGAAGATAAGTTGAAGTTGATTGAACTTGTTTTTGCCATGGCTTATGATGCCAAGGTAAACTTTACTGATACTCTTGCTTCAGTCAATCAGTGGGACGTTATTATTCATAACTATCTGATGGAACAGAATATCGTGGTTCCACAGAAAAAGCATTCGACTGTTACTGATCTAGTCGGTGGTTATGTTAAGGATGTCCAGACTGGAATGCATCGTTGGTTGGTCAGTTTCGACTTGAACAGCCTTTATCCACACTTGATCCAACAGTATAACATCTCTCCAGAAATGTTCGTCGAGAGGATCTACAACTGGCCTTCGATTGACCAGGTCTTAAGTGGCTTTGACATTCCAAAAACGCCATACTCAGTGGCTGCAAATGGTTGCGCATACTCAAAGGAAGAACAAGGCTTCCTTGCTGCTATCATGGCTAAGATGTACGATGATCGTACTGTCTACAAGAAACAAATGCTTGAGGTAAAGAAGGAATACGAAAGGTCCAAGGATAAAAACCTTCAAAAGGAAATTTCACGTCTTGACAACCTACAGATGGCTAAAAAGATCCAGTTGAACTCCGCGTACGGTGCCTTGGGAAATAAGTACTTCCGTTGGTTCGATATCAACCATGCTGAGGCAATTACCATGTCAGGTCAGTTGTCCATTCGTTGGATCGCCGACCGTATGAATGAATATCTCAATAAGCTTTGCAAGACCGAAGGCTTTGATTATATCGTTGCTTCAGATACCGACTCGATTTATGTAACAGTTTCCAATCTGGTTGATATGGTCTTCCAGGATCAATCTGACACTAAAAAGATTGTTGCATGGCTCGACAAAGCATGTAAAGAAAAGTTCGAACCTTTCATTGATAAGTGCTATAAGGATCTGGCTGACCGTGTAGGTGCTTTTGACCAGAAAATGCACATGAAGCGTGAATGTATCGCTGACAAGGCAATTTGGACTGCCAAAAAGCGCTATATCCTAAATGTGTGGAATCAGGAAGGCGTTGCGTATGAAACAGCCAAACTGAAGATGACTGGCATCGAAGCCGTGAAATCATCAACTCCTCAGGCTTGTCGTGATGCACTGAAGAGTGTGTTTGGGCTTATCATGAATAAAACCGAAACGGATCTTCAGAACTATGTAGCTCAATTCCGTGAAAAGTTCAAGTCACTTCCATTTCAGGATATTGCTTCACCTCGTGGTGTTTCCAATTTGACTCAATATGTCAGTCGTGGTGCTGAAATGTATATCAAGGGCACACCAATTCATGTCAAAGGTAGTATTCTTTATAATAAGCTTGTATCCGATCTGAAATTGGGAAATCAAGTTGATACTATTGCAAATGGTGACAAGATTAAATTCTGTTATCTAAAGAGTCCGAATCCATACGGAACAAATGTGATCTCAAGTCCTGCTGAACTTCCTACTGAATTTGGTCTGAATAACTATATCGACTATGATCTACAATTTGAAAAGGCATATCTTGATCCACTATCAATTGTTCTAAACTCAATTGGGTGGAGTGCTGAAAAGAAATCCACACTTGATAGCTTCTTTGACTAAGGAATACTTTATGAATTTTGATGATGATTTTGGATTTACGGCAGTAGACAAATATGATCTAGTAAATGAAAGTGATTATAGAGAGCGACTCTATAAAATGTATGGTATGATCGAACCTCTTATTAGTAATCTTCTTAGAGATTCGGATAAGGACATTATTCGTTGGCCAAACCGTAAAGAAAAACTTGAGCAATTTCTTTCGCAATTGAAAGATTTGCTGGATAAATAATGGTAGAGGGGTAGTTACCCTCTATAAACCAATCAACAAAGGATAAAATATGAGTGATCTATTACAACGTATGCTTAAAGCAGGTTCAATCAAGTCAGTAACTCTTGATGAATCAGCACTCTTTAATGACAAAGACCAATCCCCAACAGAGATTCCTATTATCAATCTTGCTTTGGGTGGTAAGCTAAAAAGCGGTCTTATTTCAGGACTCACATTCCTTGCTGGTCCTTCCAAACACTTTAAATCACTTCTGGGTCTTGTTTTGGTCAAGGCTTACATGAAGAAGTACAAAGATTCAATCTGCATCTTCTACGATTCAGAGTTTGGTATTACTCCCGACTACATCAAGTCAAATGGTCTTGACCCAAGTCGTATTGTTCACGTACCAATCGAACATCTAGAACATCTTAAGTTTGACATCGCTAAGCGCCTAGACGAAATTAAGCGTGGTGATAAGGTGATCTTCTTTATCGACTCTGTCGGTAATTTGGCTTCCAAGAAAGAAGCTGAGGACGCTCTAAATGGTAAT